CCAGGAAATTCTTCCTCTTCCGCCATACATACTACTCGTATAAGAAGTTACGCTACCAAATGATGCATTGTTTACGCCAGGTAATTCTCCTATAGTTAGAG